GCGGTCTGAATAACACCCGCTTTAGCCAGATAGACCGGGTACTTCTTCACATGACCAACGGTGCCGCCGGCAAGAGGACCGAACTGGTCATCGACCAGCACGTTCATGCCGAATGCACGGCCAGCGAAACCGGAGCCGGAACCAACGCCGATGCCTTGACCCGCAAAGACGGTTGAACCGTCCACAAGGGCCTGCATGTATCCCTGCTCCTCCAGGTAGCTGGCGATAGCGCTGTGCATCACCATAAAGGTGAGTTCAGTGCCGCGCTCGCCCAAGAGTTGCTTGGATTCGATCACACTGCCGGCAGTCAAATAGTTGGCTGCTGCAGGTGATGCACCGCCGGTCTTGTCGAGAGCGAAGTTCTGAAGAACGCCGTCAGCAACGATAGGACCGAATGCACCCTCAATAACGCTGCGAGCGCTGGTGGTGTTCAGTTTGTTGACAGCAGCGGCGAGCTGGTCGCGGACGTGGCCCAGAGGATCAGCAAGGCCGGAACCCATCTTGGCGATGTCGTCGGTGCCGTATGCGAAACCGCGACGATAGATGCTGGCGACGTGATCCTGTGATCCAATTTTTTGGATGCTTAAGTAGCCCGCATTTGAGGTGCCCCACGATTCGGAAGAATCAATCCGCTCAGAAGTGGGGTCGATTGGAGTCAGCATCGGGAGCTGAACTCGGGTGCCGCCAGAACGAGCTGCAAGGAACTCGTTGCGAGCAATCAGACCAGATTGCACGAAACGGCTGAGTTCGTAGATACGCTCAGATGTCCAGCTACCAAACTGGGGCTTGACAATAAGATCACCGAGGAGCGTACCCCCGACGAAGTTTTGAAGAGCTGCCATTGTTCCTTAAAAAAGGGGTTTACCGTGATCACCCCAGACCGGCTTCGGCGCGGAGACGCTTAGCCTGATCGGGATTGTTTGCCTCCATCAAGAGAGCTTCAGTCATGTTGAAGGTCTCCTTTTTGAAGGGATTAGCAGGTGATTCACCAACACTGCTGGTGGTCCTGCTGCCCATCCCCATTGCGCCGGTTGTGGCGGCAAAATGGTGTTCCCAACCGCTGTTCGCTCCCTTCAAAGTCTCCAGGTAGTTGTCGAGCGGTTGCTCGATACCGTTGACTATGACTGCGGGTTGGCCGTTTGAGTCCCTCAGCTGCGGCTGAAGTAGGCCATAAAGCTGCTCTGGACTGATTGCATTCGCAGCGGACAACTTGTTGATCGTGTTCGCCTTCAATCGCTCAGCGCTGATGGCTTGATCACGTTGCTGGAGTTGTCCCTCAAGCTCGCTGATGCGCTGCATCAACTTGCCGTTCTCTGCGGAGGCATCCTGCCAAAGTTGCTTGTACTCGCCGTTAGATTCGAGCGATTGCTGGTTGGTTGCCTTGAGCTGGCTCTCCAAGTCACGCAGACGCTTCTCACTTTCACCCAGTCGTTCGTTCAAGCTGCGGTTCGCTTCGCCTTTAGCGAGATTGTCCCGCTGAACGAGTTCTAACTTGGCTCGGAGCGCAGAAGCATCATCGGCTGGGGGTTGATTCACGGAATCAACAGCCGCTGACTCCTGCTCGGCAGGAATCGCTTGCTCAGGCATAGGGAGTGGGATAGTGCAACATAGGTTGCCTTAAGGCTGTGCAGGCAGCAGGCGGCACCGGCAGCGGGGGTGGACGGGCGGTTGGTACGGTGCGTCGCTGCGATTTGCGTAGCGCGTTTTATGTAATGGACGGCAGATTGGGCAGGTTTGTGGATCTAGCGTCGCAAACCATTCCCAACCGTTTGGGATAAATTCTGCGCTGGCTGGTTGGCCTTTACGGGTGGTGAGGTATTGCTGGCGGGCAAATACCTCGCGCTCAGCGTAGCCAGATACGTCCCACACGCTGTTAGCGATCAGGGCGGTGTCACGGTTGCGGATCAGTGCGTACAACGTGCCCCGACTGTTAATCGGTTGGATGAATCCACGCACCGTGCGCTCGGCAACAATGCTGCGGGCGATCTCCATCGTGCTGTCGCCACGCATCACACCCATCTCCACCTTGGCGCGGGTGGCCTTCATGTGCGCTCGCATGAATGGACTGATGCCGCGCTGATCCTTGGTGAAGTAGCGGTACAGACTCATCCCCGCAGTGCGGGTTGTCTTTAATAGCTCGTCGCCTCGACGGGGTAGATAATCCCGGCGGGTGAGGGGGAGTGCGTAGTTCGCAAACTTTGAGGCCTCCTCTGCGCTGCGACGATCGACGATCTCTAGCTGGCGGATTAGAACCTCTCGGAATTGGTCGTTGTAGCGGCCTAATGGACCCTCAAGACTGCGGATCAGTGGGGTGAGCTGTAGTTGGCGGCTCTGGCCCCTGTCGGGGAGTGTGGCCAATAGCTGGTTGCGGAAGTTCCACAGCAGCAGCAACAGCAACGGACGGGTGGTGTCTTGGAGCTTTACCTCGCTCTCGCGCAGCAATAGCCAGAGAAGTCGTAGATACTCCTCGTTTTCATCGTCGCTGCGGGCCATGAGTCACCTCAGGGGTTTTTGCCGGGGCGCATAGGAGTGGGCAGGGTCTGGGAGTTGAGGTCTTGTCCTTGGCCGGCGCGATTGTCGCGGCCCACACCTTCGGGTTTGGTGCTCAGAGGGTCCAGGCCGTCCCCACCTGCGCCGTTTAGTTCCATCAAATAATCGCGGGTTTCGACAATCTCTTCCTCGATGTCGGTGCCGGCAGGGAGCACTTCCCCGGCGCTCAGTGCTTTGAGAAGCGTGCGCTGAGTGATTGCACCCTGCATGTAAAGCTGAAGCAGGGCAGTTGTGCCGTTTCCGTCCAACAACTTGTTGTCGTAATCCTGTTCGATAATGACCTTGGGTGGTTCGATGCCGACATACTCAGCGGCGGTTTTCATCATCTCGGTCAGCGTGAGTTGAAGGTCGGTGCTGATTAGGGCCATGATCGAGTCGCTGTCGATCCGATCCAGCCTGCGGGCCTCTGCTGCAGCGTTTGTCAGGTTTGCTTTGTTTAGTGTATTGATGCCTAATCGGTTGATCTGGTCTTCTAAGGCGTTCAGCGCTTCAAGCTGGGAATCGAAGGCATCTGAGGTCGGGGAGACGAACTCCGCACCGCCGGTATCGGGGAGAAGAATGGCAGTGTTGGGGCTGATTCCGATTGGTGCCTCCGCGTCGGGGTCGAAACCTCGGAGGGTGAGTAAGGGGTTGCAGCCGACGTGTAATGCGTGCGCGTAGTCGGTCCAACGCTGGCAATACGCAATCGCCAGATAAGCAACCTCCTTCAGCGGTGGATTGCTGGTGAGAGTGCCGGTGCGGTCGCTGTAAATCGTGAAGAATGGGATGTTTTTGAGGCCCGTTTTGCCGGACTTGTAGACGTACCAAGCTCCGGTTGGGGTCTTGCGATACAGCTCGTATTCGCCTTTCTCTAAAACGCGGATCTGCTCGACTTGCTCTTCCCCGAAACGGCCCTTGCTTTCCAACGCCATCTCGCGGATGCGCACTTGCTCCAGTTCGCCCTGGGGGTTTTGGTCGCTGGTGCGGAAGCCTCGGATGGTTTGGGGGTGGACGTGGACGAGGTAGGGGCGCCGAGGGTTTTTGCGTTGGTCGGCAAGCGTCAGGCGGCGGTTGCTGTTCGGGTTGCTGATGTCTACGATCGCGCTGCTGTGGCCGTAAAGGATGCTGGTTTCAAGCATCCGGCGGGCGAAAGCGTTGAGTGTTGTGCCGTCGCCGCAAACGTCCTGGGACCAGTCCTCCCAAAACTCGTCGCCCTCTAGCTTGATCCCCTTGCGCAAAATCAGGCCCGAGGCCTGGGCAGCGAGACGGTTCAGGAATGGTGGGAGCACGGCGTGGAATACGCGGCGCTCGTAACAGTCGTCGCTTTCCCTCGGCTCAACTGGCAGCACACGCCTAGCGTCCTCCCTAATACCTTGCGTGCCGGCAGTGCAGATGTTGATGGGATCCCATCCCTTCAGCATCGATACCACTGCGTTACTGGGGACCGAAGGATCGTCCTCAGCACCGGGAGGAAGGGGGATCGGCCATGGGTCATAAAGGCGGCCCTGCGTGAAGTCTCTACCGATGTAA